CTTCATGGTATTGGAGAGCAATTAAGGGAAGAGCAAGACCGGGATTGCGGCAATACCAGAATTGAAGGGGAACGTATAAGGTAGTTTCGGGTAAAGCATTGCGGGGAGCGCAAACTTGACGAACGCCAGTCGCTGAGCATGGGCCATCAACAGCCGCGAATCCGGGATCACAGACATATGTTAATTGGGTGGTGTTGCCAATCATCTTGTAGTAGCCACGTTCTTGTTCTTTTGATAAGGTTAATTGGCACCAGATGTGCATCCAGTCACCGTATTGACGGTCAATGCGTTGGCCACCAACTTCAACTTCAACTTGGGAGATTAATTGTTCACCGGGGAAGTCTAACCATCTCGCGTAGACATCGCCAGTTGAGAGAGATTGACCAATTTCGGGTAAAGTTACTTGTAAGTATGTACGGTAAGCTAAATCACCATTACGGGAGATGGTGCAAGTAACACGGCGACCGAAATCGGCTTGACCGTTGAAAGTTTGTTCGATTGATTCCATCGCGAAATTGGTGTGGCGACGGTATGTAACTTTCCAGAAAGTAATTTGGGGATTACCTGTTAAATAAACATCTTGCGCGCCATAAGCAACTAATTGCATAAGACCTCCAGCCATTTTTATAATATGTCTAAAGAAAAAAAATTTCTATAATTAATTTAATTAATTAATTAATTAATTAATATAAAATATTTCCTAGAAATAATATATAAATTTATATTAATACATAACTATAACCATTATGAACAAATTTACGAATAAAAATACTACTCTTGATAATAAACACACAGAAATGCTTGATAAGTTTAAGATTAACGAGGAAGTATTAATTCCTAAATATAAATCAGAAATTTCCAAATTGGAAAAATCCCTAAATAATTTTAAAAATAAAAATAAAAATAAAAAAAAAAATCAAAACGAAAATCAAAAAATTGAATTTACTGAAAATAAAATTAAAGAAATCAAAAATAATATATATAAACTTGAAAAAGAGAAAAAGGAATATTTTTTAAATAACTCTAAATATATTTTTGATTATTTTGAAGATAAAAAAAATATTACAAATACTTCCGGCGAAAATAATAATAAATCTATTGTTAACAATAATAAAATTAACCAGTTCTTCTATTTAAATGAAAATAATGATAACAATTCTAATTTATATACTAATAATACCATCCTAGACAATAAATCTAATTATATTGATAAATACTTCTACAACATTAATAACTCACTTATTAATTATGAAAATTATTGTTATGAATCTGATATATGCAAATTTTGTAGTAAAGGGGAAATGGTCTATGTTGAAAGTGACGGTATATGCATTTGCAATAACTGCTCTAAATCTATGAAATACTTAATTGAAAATGAAAAACCATCCTACAAAGAACCACCAAAAGAAGTGTGTTTCTATGCATATAAAAGAATTAATCATTTAAGAGAAATATTAGCACAATTCCAAGCCAAAGAAAGCACGCATATACCACACGAAGTATTTGATAATATTAAAAATCAAATTAAAAAAGAAAGAATTGAAATCAAAGATTTAACAAATAAAAAAACTAAAGAAATACTCAAAAATTTAGGATATAACAAATATTATGAACACATTCCTTTCATTAAAGATAAATTAGGTATTAAACCACCTGTTATGAGCCCTGAACTCGAAGAAACTTTATGTAATTTATTTATGGAAATACAAAAACCTTACTCTAAATATTGTCCAAAAGATAGAGTCAACTTCTTAAACTATTACTACACACTTTATAAATTATGCGAACTATTAGGTGAAAAAAAATTCTTACCATATTTTCCAATGTTAAAAGATAGAGATAAAAGAGTTGACCAAGATGTTATATGGAAAAATATATGTGAAGAATTAGGATGGCAATTTATTCCTACTCCATAATCTTTCTTAAAATTATAATATAAACATTTTACTATTTATATTATATTGCTTTATGAATAGAACATCTTGGACCGATAGACCATCAAGGACCGATAGACCATCATGGATCGATTATGAACCATTATGGACCGAATATAGACCATCATGGACCGAATATTTTAAACAGCTTGTTTCTTTAACCGCTACACGCTCCTCTTGTGAAAAATTACATGTTGGATGTATATTTGTTAAAGATAATCGTATTATAGCACAAGGATATAATGGATATATTGCTGGATGTGATCATAAAATGATTATTAAAGACGGACATAATATTGCTACCATTCATGCAGAACAAAATACTATAACTGATTGTGCAAAAAGAGGCGTTAGCTCTAATGACTGCACTGCTTTTATTACACACTACCCATGCTACAATTGTATGAAATTATTAGTTTCGGCTGGTATTTCTAATATTAATTATATTAATGATTATAATAATGATGAATTAGTAAAATCATTAGCCATTAATAAATCTATTACAATAAATAAAATTTAATAAATACTTTCTTTCTATTGCGAAACATTTATTGTTACCTGATTTATTAATTTCAATAGTAGATAAAATAATGATGAAAACAATACACTATTAAATAAATATCCATAAAAATTCGGATTTCCATCACTTCCAAATAAAGAAGGCACCATTTTCTTCAAATTCCTTCTAAATATTGGTAACTGAAACATAAAATAAAGTATTGATATTAGTAAAGGCAATTGAAATTCACTATAAAACGCATCCAAATTATCTACATTTGCTTGCTTCCTGTTGTTTTGTTCTATTAAATTTCCCGGTGTTTCCATATTATTTATATAATCTTCATTAACATTTGGCGGAGGAATAAAATTTGGCTTTATTTGAACATCACTATTTACCATCGTCGGATCTATTGGTATATCGCGCGTTGGTAAACCTGTCGCACCTGATGCAGTTGCTTTCTGTAATTGACTTATCATTTCATTATAATTATTTTGCGACTCTTGCTGATTCTTTTCCGGTTGCTGCGTCGCAGCCTGATGTATAACCGGATTTTGTAATTGTGTATTTAATTCACCAACTACCTCATTTTTCGTTAAAATTATATTGTTCGGCATATTTCCCGCTGGATTTTGCGATGGCACTTCTATATTATTTAATACTTGCGCTGAACTTGGTAAATTTGATATTGAAGTTACGTCATTTTGACTATTCTGTTCCATAATAATTCTTATTATACTAAATTAAATATTTATATAACAAATTACGCAAATAGGCGGGGAAATCGGCCCGCACGCGATTATTTGCTAAATAATTTATATAAATATTGGCAAAATAACGGGAACGTTCGTTTGGGGTCCCAAATATAGTTTTGTTCAAATCTTTAAGTTGTTTTTAAATTATATATATTAAAATAATATAAATCGCGTGTGGGGCGATCTCCCCACAGGCAATCTCCCCACAGGCAATCTCCCCACAAATTACGCAAATTCTACAGTTTTTGATTTACTACCACAACCCACATTTCTCTCCCTCATTGTGTAACATTTTGAATTCCCTGAATCAAATGAATATATCTGATCTTTTAATTCTGTCTGCTTTGGACCAACAAAATTATAACAATTCTTTCCATCACAAAATTTTCTAAATAATGTTGCAAAACCTAAACCTAATATTATTGATAACACTATTCTACCTCTTTCTGTATATAAAATATTTTCAAAAAATGTGCTTATACCCTTTCCTATCATTATATTATATATATTATATATATTATATATAATATATTACCTCTCCATATTTATTGAACGGGAATATTATTTATATCTTTATTATTTGATGGACATTTTACTTCCTCCATCATATATTCAAAACAATTTTCCGCCTTGTCTTTATATTCTACTTTTCCTATATTTGATGGAGTAGGATATACAAATATCTTCGTCCTATTATCATTCAAATACATAAATAATAATCCTATTAATAAACTTACTAAAAATACTCTTATATTTATTATTTTAAATATATTTTTTAACATTATTACTATTATTAATATAACTTAATATAATAATTTATTGTGTTTTCGGTTTTTTTATTAACTCTAAATCTTTTAAATTATACTTCTCCTGAACTAACCTTATAATATTATTATTCTCTATCTCTTCTACCTCTTCTATCTCTTCTACAAAATTATGTTTATACTTTAAATTCATTATATTTCTATCTAAATCTTTTATTTTTGATATATACAACCCCACCGCCTCCTTTATAAAATTCCTATCACCCGTCTTCTTAAATAACTCTAAATACTCCTTATACTCATTCACTAAATTACTATGTTCCAATAATTTTTCGTTTAATACTTTATTATTTTCCTTATTATTCACTATATCTCTATACATAAAATATAATT